GAAAGAAGACGCGTAGGTGCTGGAGATTTTCGCAACTACGATATTAGTTTGCAGAATATGCTGATGGAGCTATTTTGCAAACTTGTTGCTCGCTATTTTGATGGAATTGACGTGATTGTTGTCGTCATTCTGATCAAGAATAATTTTTCCGGCTGGCATATAGTCGGAGTTTTTGTGTTTTTGCGCCCGAAAGGTACATGCAGTGGATCTTTTATCACTGCAATGTTTAATACCTTTGCTAATTGGTGCTTACACAAAATAGCGTTTATCGCTATATACTCGGAAGATGAATGGGTGGTGGTTGAAACTACCTTTACTGGAGATGATTCTGTCTTTACGACTCCAGAGGAATATTCCGAGTATAATATGGAATATCTCCAGAAGTATTTTCATGAGCATTTTGCTATGAATTATACTTCCCCGACGAAGACTTCAAAGATGACCGTAGACTGGTCAGAGCTCCAATATTTGAAGCGTAATTTCGTCGAGGGACATATGGGCATTATGGCCCCATTGGCGAAGAGATCTCTCGCCAATATGATCAAGTGGACTGACACTGATCAGGACAGAGTTGTTTTGCAATCTGTCGTTTCTTCTCTCCTTTTGGAGGCGTGGCACTACGGCGAAGAGTTTTACAACGAGTGCTATGAATGGTGTCAGGTAGAGTCCCGCAGACTGGGAATCTCCTTTGACCTGAACACCTTTGAGGACATGAATGCCCTTCGCGCCGAGGACTACTAGGTAGCCTCGTCATAAGGTCCCGGGATGACTTTAAACTCGCCCCGTATACCCCTACGTTACAGGGTGCAAGCTGTAAGACAGCGGGGTATGGTTACCCGTCAACAGAACAACCCGCTTATTTGTAAGGAGCGTATCCTTCAAGGCTGGGGGGCCTAAATCTCGACCCCTAGTCGTTTAATGAGATTATGAACACAACTCTAACTGAAGCAAAGGCGGGAATACAAGCTTCCGCCCAACAGGAATTGACATCACCTGTCGATACCACAATTTTTACTACTCCAACTTTGACTTTCGCAGAAGTAGGAGTTACTGCTGAACAACTCACTCCTGGCTATGATTCTGTAGCTCATGGAGTTGGAGAATTTCCGAGAACTGAGCTCTTAGAAAGAACAGTCTTGGTTCAGCAAATTTCGTGGGATACCACCACGGCACCTGGCCAGCTATATATAGTTGACATAGACCATTTTCTCCGAGCATTTGCTCGTAATTGGGATGTCTTAAGACAATTCCAACTGTATCGATCTGATATTGAGGTAACTGTTAGGTTAAATACTAATCAGTTTTACTATGGTGCCCTTATGATCGCTATGTGGCCTGGTTTAACAACTGGA